CGTATTTCGGCGGCAGTAAAGACGAGACACAGGCTGCACATATGGCAAATAGAGAAATTCTTTTAGAAAAGGGTTTGGTAACTCTTGGGGAATTATAATTATAAATAGTCATAAAAGAGGACTGTTATGCCTGCTATCACATCTCGCACATCGTTTAAATCATATTGTCAAAGAAAACTAGGGTCTCCCGTAATACAAATAAATGTGTCGGACGATCAAATCGAAGATAGAATTGACGATGCCTTAGAGTATTATCAAGACTATCATTTTGATGCAGTCGAAGATACATACGTTCCCTATAAATTGACTGTAGACGATATTACAAATAATTATATTACGACAGACCAGAGTATTATCGGAATCAAACAGGTAATTCCACTATATCAAAAAAATAGTTTTTCGACAAACATGTTTGATGTTAAGTATCAATTATTTTTAAACGATGTATATAATCTGTCAAGTGCAGAAATGTTGACATATCAGGTCACTCAAGATCACCTACAAATGGTAAATACCATTATCCATGGCACCGTGCCAATTCGATACCAAAGACATATGAATAAACTATTCATGGATGTTGATTGGGGGTTTGACATAAAAGTGGATGAATATGTTATTATGGAAGTGACAAAAATAATTGACCCCAATATTTACACCGATGTGTGGAATGATAGATGGTTGAAAAGATATGCAACAGCTCTAATCAAAAAACAATGGGGCGAGAATTTGGGCAAATTTGACGGCGTACAACTACCCGGCGGAATTACTTTCAACGGTGCGAATATTCTACAAGAGGCCAAGGAAGAGATTCAAGTATTAGAAGAACAAATGTCTCTTAACTACGAATTGCCCGTTGATATAATGATCGGTTAATAACAATGGTAACTAACTCATATATAAACACCACAACTTATACTCAAGAACAAGATTTGATCGGAAATCTGGTAGTCGAATCTATACAGATGCATGGTCAAGATTTTATATACATTCCAAGAAACTTGGTGAATGTTGATACTGTATTCAACGAAGATACTTTGTCATCTTTTACTACAACTCATACTATAGAAATGCAAATTGATAGTGTAGATGGATTTGAGGGCGAAGGTGAAATGTTGAGTCAATTTGGATTGCAAGTAAACGATCAATTGATCACGACTGTTTCAAAATCAAGATTTTTAACAGAAACAGGCACAGAAAGGCCAAAGGTTGGAGATTTGATTTATTTGCCATTGGTTGATAAGGCATTTGAAATAAAATTTGTTGAAGATGAAGTACCATTTTTTCAACTGGGGAAAATGCACGTTTTTCAATTAACATCTGAGTTATTTGTATATTCACACGAAACAATTAATACTGGTGTTTCAGAAATAGATGATAACTTTACAAATACTGCTATTGCCGATGATACTGTTGATAATGCAGTCGCAGATGATGGACTTGTGCCTCTTTCGACTACTGTTACAGACAGTGTGATAGATTTTACACAAAATAACCCATTTAGCGAGGATTACTAATGTTAGGAAATCCATATTTTTATAGAAGTACCATAAGAAATTATGTGATTGCTTTTGGTTCGATGTTTAATGATGTACAAATACAAAGAACAAATTCTTCTGGAGCAGTCGTATATACAAGAGATGTCCCATTAGCATATGGCCCAACCGAAAAATATTTGTCCAGAATTAATAAGTTGGACGAAAAGGGTAATGCTGCTATGACTTTACCTAGAATGGCATTCGAGATTTCTGGATTTCAGTACGCCTCTGACAGAAAATTATCAAAAGTTGGAAAAATTACAAGACAGAATGTTGCTACAACTGGTTCTGGAGCTTCCGAAAAAAATGTAGTATATCAACCAGTACCATATGATATATCATTTACATTATCCATTATGACAAAAAATGCAGATGATGCTACTCAAATTATAGAACAAATCTTACCTTATTTTACTCCCACATTTATGATACCCATCAAAGAAGTAGCAGAAATGGAATTTGTTAGGGATACTCCGCTTACTTTAAATTCGGTTGACTATCAAGATGAATATGACGGCGATTATTTGTCCAGAAGATCGTTGGTTTGGAGTTTGGGATTTACTCTCAATGGATATTTATATGGTTTACCTAGAGATCAAAAACTTATTAGGACTGCAATCACAAACACTAAAAAATTAAATACTACTGATCAATTTGTGAAAGTAACACATACGACAGATCCTTCAACAGCTTTAGAATCTGACAATTTTGATTTCATAACAACATTTGATGATGATTTTGGAGATATTACATAATGACCAAGAAAAGATTAAATGATAAGCTCGGCGAATTTTTTGAAATAGAAAATGATATGGTTGAAGTAGAATCATCGCCCAAACAAGAATTAATCAATCCAGAAAAAATCGAAACTAGAACAGAAGATATTACAGATGATTATGAATTTCGAAGACAAACTCTATATGGACTTGTCGATAACGGGCAAGAAGCTTTACAACATTTGATAATGGTTGCTAAGGAAAGTGAACATCCTAGAGCATATGAGGTTGTAGGACAAATGTTAAAAACAACTGCCGATTTAGTTGGAGATTTGACAAAATTACAAGGCGAAATGAATAAAATAGAAACTACCAAAGGCGGCCCTAGTAAAGTAGTCAATAATAATTCAGTTTTTGTCGGAGATACCAATGCATTATTGGAAATGTTAAAGGGTAAAAATAGAGAATGAATGAAATTTATAATAATAATCCAAATCTAAAAGGTTCGGGTGTGCAAATTGAATGGACAGAAGAACAAGCAAAAGAATATGTAAAATGTATGGAAGATCCTATACATTTTATAAAAACATATGTTAAAATTGTCAATCTTGATCAGGGTTTAGTAAATTTTAACATGTATCCATTTCAAGAAAATATGGTTCGAAACTTTTATGATAATCGTTTTACTATTTGTAAAATTGGTAGACAGTCGGGAAAATCCATTACCAGTATTGCATTTTTTCTACATTACATTCTATTTAACAAAGATGTCTCGGTCGCATTACTTGCAAACAAACTTGCAACTGCCAGAGAATTGTTAGGTCGATTGCAAATGGCCTATGAACATCTTCCCAAATGGTTACAACAGGGTGTTGAAGTTTGGAACAAAGGTAATATAGAATTGGAAAACGGTTCTAGAATTATTGCGGCTGCGACATCATCTTCTGCGATTCGTGGTGGATCTTTCAATATTTTGTTTCTTGACGAATTTGCGTTTGTTCCTATCGAACTTGCAGAAGAATTTTTCAATTCAGTTTATCCAACTATTTCATCTGGGCAATCAACAAAAGTTATTATCGTGTCCACACCACAAGGTATGAACCACTTTTACAAATTGTGGGTGGACGCAGAAGAAGGCAGAAATTCTTATGTTCCTATTGAAGTGCATTGGTCAGAAGTGCCCGGCAGAGATGAAAAATGGAAAGCTGAGACCATTAAGAATACCAGCGCAGAACAGTTTCGACAAGAGTTTGATACGGAATTTCTAGGCAGCACGAATACTCTGATAAATTTTACAAAATTAAAAAACATGCCATATAAAATTCCAAGACAAAAATTAGAAAATGGGTCTCTCAAAATATACGAAAAGGTCAAAAAGAATAACATATACTTTATGACAGTAGATGTGTCAAGAGGAAAAGGAATGGATTATTCAGCATTTTCTATAATTGACTGCTCCGAAACGCCGTATAAACAGGTAGTAACTTTTAGATCTAACGAAATACCGCCTATGGTTTTTCCAACTGTTATTAATAGAATGTCAGATGTATATAACGAAGCATTAATTTTAATCGAAATAAATGATGTGGGACAACAGGTCAGTGACATATTGTATCACGATTTGGAAAATGTAAATCTAATAAGTATATCGAGCGATAATAGAAAGGGCCAGAGCATTAGTGGTGGGTTCGGCGGTTCAAATAAAAGTTTAGGAATCAGAACCACAAAGGCAACTAAAAAAATTGGTTGTATGAATTTAAAAAGTTTAATTGAAGAAGATAAATTATATATTCGTGATTATGAAACAATAAACGAATTGACATCATTTGTCCAAAAAGGTCCAAAATTTGAAGCTGAAAGGGGCAGGAATGACGATCTTGTGGATACTTTAATATTATTTGCATGGATGACAACCGACCCATATTTTAAATCCATGTGTGATGTAGATATTCGAAGAGAAATATATGATGAACGAATGAAACATCTAGAAGAGGATATGTTGCCATTTGGATTCATATCAAGCGGACTAGATGATGAGAGTTTTGTAGATGACAGTGGGGATTTATGGAGAGTCAATCCGAATGACCACACTGTCTGATTTTGAGAATAAGTGAGTTTGTAGTTTTTATAAATAAATACAAAATACTATTAAATAAAAATCAAAGGAGATTAAAAAGATGGCATTCCAAGTAAGCCCCGGCGTAAACATTTCTGAAATCGATGCGTCATCGAACGTGCCAGCAGTCGCCACCAGTATTGGTGGTATTGTTGGACAGTTCTCTAAAGGACCGGTAAGTGAAATTGTAGAAATTTCAAGCGAAGATGAGTTGGTCGCCGTTTTCGGTGAACCAAATGACACAAATTATAGATCTTGGTTTTCTGCAGCAAACTTTCTGTCTTATAGTTCATCAATAAAAATTGTTAGAGTTGTAGACCACAATAATGCAACCGTTGCAAATAGAGCAAGAAATTCCTTGGCAGGAAAAGTCACAGCAAGTTCTTCTGATTCGGGAAGTGTTCAAAATTTCACAGGCGCAGCCGAATCTGCGACAACTATTATAGGTTCTAGCGCACAAAGTTTCGCCCAAACTGTAGATGCTGCCGTTTCAACTCTGAACTTACATGCTGGTGTAGATCTTCTAGCGAGTACGCCAGATGCAGCAACGAAACAGTATTTACTTCCTAGATTAAATAACGCCACTCCAGCTGCACTAGTTGTTGCGGCTGGTTCAGTCGCCTCAACAGACGTTGTTCAGAGAAACCTCAGTGCAAATGATTTGTCGATTACTATCGGTAAAGTAGGTCAAGTTGGTGGTTTGTTGCCAACAGATAGATATAGTTTGAATAGCACAGATAATGTCGTATCATTGACAGACTCCATTGGTTCTACAAGCGGTAATGCTGGACCAGTATATGTACATTCGCATGATGCAGCTGACAACTATAAACTTTCTACTGTTGGTACAAATCCCGGCACTACTATTACTGGTGTTACTACAACAGCAATGGGTTCTGGATTCACATATCCATTATATACTAGATTTGCAACCGCAGCTCTAGTAGATTCTTCGACATATGGTGGAACTGGAACAGTACACGGACATGTATTTGCAAAATATGAAATCACGACCTCACTTGAGGATAAGGTTTCTGATGCAGATGCTTCTATGCTTTCTGTCGGTGATACAATTCTTTTGGCAGATGGTACGCTTGCATATATTCAGTCATTGACTTCTGATAGTACAAACACTGAAATTGTCGCTTGGGAACAGAATGCCGGTTCAGCGGTAACTATTCCTGTTTCAACTACAATTAATAAAGTATTTTACATGCCAAATGGTACAGTAGCAAATCCAGCAGGGGTACATGCTTCGGCAACCGCTCCGGCAGATATTTCAATCAAACCATATGCAAACGGTAAAGATGAAATTAAACTAAGTGTCACTAAAAGATCAAAGTTTACTCTCGCAGCTTCGCCAGGAGCTCACGCTGTAACTAATAATTTGGTAAGTATTTCTGGTAGTTTGACAACTAATGATTTTAGTGTAACGTCTAATAGTACAACGATTACATTTTTAAATGGTAATGCGCCCGAAACGCCAACAGAAACGGATCTTAGTGTTGTAAACGAATTCAATGTTGTAACTGTCCCTGCAAGAAAATCATTTCCACTCAATCCAGTGGTAGATATCACCTCTGGCCAAACTGTAGAAGTAACAGTAAATAGTGCTGCTGTTTCACAAGGTACGGGTTCTGCTAACTATCAATTGTTGGATAATGGTTCAAGAATTGAATTTACAACAGCAGTAACTACCGGTCAGGCAATTACGGCGACCATCAAAAATAAACTTGCAAATTCATTTGAATTTGGAAATACTGAAGGAACAAATCTTTTAATTAAGAATGACATTTCTTTTGGTACAGATCTTGGTTTTGCGGGTGCTAATGCAAATGGACACGAATTTTCTGCAAGAAGTGCTGGATCATGGGGCGATACCTTACATGTTTATTTGGTAGATGAATCTTCTTATAGTAGTTTCTTATCAGATATTCCCGGCGTGGCCGGAAATCTGAGTGGAACTCCCAGAGCGGACGATGCTACTATTGATGTAGATGCTGTCGTTCCAACTAACTCGGAACCAGTATCGCAAGGTATTAGTTTGGTAGTTGTAAATAATGGTGTTGTAGTGGAAACTATTGAAAATATGTCAAAAGCAGGAAACGGAAAATCATCTGATGGACGGTCTTTGTATTATGTTGATGTAATTAATAACACATCGCAGTTTGTTTTCTGTTTAAATCATCCGGCCGGACAAGATTGGGGAGCAAACATTGTAACTAATGGAACATCTCTAAATCCTACTAAAACTGGTTTTACTAAACTACAACAATCCCCAAGTGTTACTGTTGATGGAACCGAAGAGTATATTTCAAGACCATTTGGCAATGGTTACGATGGAGTTATGCCCGCTACTACTCATTATGAGGGCGGATATGATCTATTCAACGATGCAGAAAATATCGATGTAAGTTTCTTGATGCAAGGTGAAAGTGCTGAAAATGGTACAGATGCTGCAGCCGCAGGGATTATCGGACATATTATTGACATTTGTGAAGCAAGAAAAGATTGTATTGCGTGTATTTCACCAAGATATAGTGATGTTCTTGCGGATAAAAATGATGGCAATTCTGATAATACTATCGCATTTATGCGTACAGTCAGAAAAAGTAATTATGCTTTTGCAGATTCCAATTTCAAATATGTATCCGACAAATACAACAACAAATTCCGTTGGGTTCCGTTCAATGCTGATACTGCTGGGTTGATGGTAAAATCAGAACTAGATAGGGATGCTTGGTTCTCACCGGCTGGGCTTAATCGTGGTGTATATAGAGGTGTTGTTAAAACCTTACACACACAAACCAAATCCGATAGGGACGCATTGTATAAAGACGCAATCAATCCGGTAGTGAATTTTGCTGGGCAGGGTACTATCTTATTCGGAGACAAAACTTTCACTATGAGACCTTCCGCATTTAGTAGAATAAATGTTAGAAGATTGTTTATTGTCTTAGAAAAGTCCATCGCAACAGCCGCTAAATTTACATTATTCGAATTCAACGATGAATTTACACGCGCACAGTTTACATCATTAATCGAACCATTCTTGCGGGAAATCAAAGGTAGACGTGGTATCTATGACTTTAAAGTGGTTGCAGATAGTTCTAACAACACACAAGCAGTCATTGATTCAAATCAATTTGTCGGTGATATCTTTATACAACCAGCTCGTTCTATTAACTTTATTCAACTGAATTTTGTTGCAGTTAATACAGGTGTAAGTTTTGATGAAATTGTTGGTAGTGTTTGATATAAATAATAAAAATATAGGAGAAATCATATGACATTTAATGTAAATACATTTAGATCAAGTTTCCGAGATGGTGGCGCAAGGCCAAATCTGTTTTCGGTACAACTTAACACACCACAAAGTTTACTTCCCGTCGAGGCGGGGGGTGCTTTTGAAGTAAAGGCTACTCAATTGCCTGCTTCGACCTTACCTAGTATTGATGTACCATATTTTGGCAGACAAATCAGAGTTGCTGGTAATAGAACTTTTGACACTTGGACAGTCACGGTAATGAACAAAGAAAACTTTTCATTGCGGAATTCTATGGAACAATGGATGGCATCTATCAATTCGCATGTAGGAAATACTGGCAGAACTAGATTGTCGGATTATAAAATGCCTGCAACCGTATATCATTATGGTAAAGCCGGCGGGGAAAATGCAACTCCCATTTCAACATACAGATTTGAAGGTTTGTTTCCAACAGAAGTTTCTACAATAGAACTTGGTTGGGATACAAATGATACTATTGAAGAATTTACTGTTACCTTTGCATTTGATTGGTGGGAAAATGCCGCAAGTGTTGATGTTATGGATTCGCAGGCTGTTGGTTAAACAACGTCAATAATTCGACATAAATAGTAGAAAACAGGATATAGTATGGAAGTTAAATTATTTGGGTTTACCCTCTTAAAAACAAATGAAGAGAAGAAACAACTAACGTCATTCGTACCGGCTGAAAGTACGAATGACGATGGTTTGACGGTCTCTAGCAATTTTTATTCAACATCGTTAAACATGGAAAGTACTGCTAAAAGTGATGCAGAACTAATAAATAGATATAGGGACATGTCAATTTATCCAGAAGTTGAAATTGCTATAGATGATATTGTCTCCGAAGCAATTGTCACCGAATCTGATAAAAGTCCTGTGCGATTGGGCACTAAGAATTTAGATTTATCAGATGGCGTAAAAAATAAAATTGTAGAAGAATTTGATAATGTATTAAGACTTTTGAATTTTACCCGAATGGGATATGATATTTTTAAAAGTTGGTATGTAGATGGAAAATTATTTTATCATATCATAATTGATGAAAATAAACCCAAAGATGGTATCAAAGAACTAAGAAAAATTGATCCCAGACTTATCAAAAAAGTAAAACAAGTCGAAAAAGGCACAGATAAGAATAAAAATGTTCTTGTAAAAAATGTCAAAGAATATTATCTATATAATGAAAAAGGATTGGGAACTGCCGACAAACAGTCTGGTATTCCTATATCTAAAGATTCTATTTCGCATGTAACTTCTGGTCTCAGAGACAGCAGAAAACAACACAGCATAGGACATTTGCACAAAGCAATAAAAGCCCTCAATCAACTTAAAATGGTAGAAGATTCTGTCGTGATATACAGATGGACACGCGCACCTGAGCGCAGAGTATTTTATATTGATGTCGGAAACCTCCCGAAACTCAAGGCTGAACAGTATATCGGCGATATTATGAATAAGTATAAAAATAAAGTCGCATATGATGCAAACACAGGTGAAGTAAAGGACGATAGACGGCACATGTCTATGTTAGAAGATTTCTGGTTTCCACGCCGTGAAGGTGGTAGGGGTACAGAGATTGAAACTTTGCCAGGCGGATCAAATCTGGGCGAAATGGACGATGTTATATACTTTCAAAAGAAATTATACAAGTCGTTAAATGTACCCATTTCTAGGTTAGAACAAGATGCCGGTATGCAACTTGGTAGGGCTACAGAAATTTCAAGAGATGAAATGAAGTTTAATAAATTTATTATACGACTTAGAAATCAATTCAATGATTTATTTTATGATTTGTTGAAAAAACAACTCATATTGAAAGGTATAATTTCTATAGATGATTGGGACGACATTTCCCAAAAATTAATTTTTGATTTCACTCAAGATTCTTATTATGCAGAAATCAAAAATTCCGAAATGATTAGTTTTAGAATTGATTTACTGTCTAATATGACAGATTATGTAGGTAAATATTATTCAAATAAATGGATTATGACAAATTTGTTAAAGTTTACCGAAGATGAAGTCAACGCAATGAAAAAAGAAATTACTGCTGAAAAGAAAGATCCTATATTCAAACCAGATGAGGACGAAGATGGCGGCGGTTTCGGCCGGTAATATAAATAGAACATGAAAAGGAATATAAAATGAGCGATAAAGACATATATTTGGATATTGTAGACAATGCAGTATTGGGAAATTCGATTGATGCTGGAAGATCTATAGAAAGTGCTATAAACGGTAAAATTAGTGACTTACTAAATACATATAAAAAAGACCTATCAGACGGTGTATTTGACGATGAAGAAGAATTTGATGATGAAGAGGTCGAAGAAGACGAAGACTTATTGGATTCGGAAGATTAAAAAAAAGGAAATTAAAAATGTTATCATTTGCAGAATTTCACGATGAAGAGCTTGAAGAAGCAGTAGTAGTTAAAAACCGAATTAGAGGCGGCAAAAGACAAAGAGTCAAAGTTTCTTCTAAAAAGGGCAAAGGTTGGACTCTTGATAGAAAAACTGGCCGTGAAAAAAGAATTTCACCTAGCGAACTTAAAAAAATGAGTATTCGCAATAAAAGAGGTGCAAGAAAGAAAAAAGGTAAGGCTGCAATGACCGCCGTGAAACAAAGAAGGTCTAACGCTAAAAGAACAGGATTTGCAAGATGAAACTTATAACTGAAGTATTCGAAGATTTGATCGTAGAATCTAAAGGAAAAGAACTTTTCATTGAAGGCGTTTTCCTACAGTCCAATATCAAAAATAGAAATGGCCGAGAATATCCAGCAGAAATAATGGATAAAGAAGTCGAAAGATATAACGAAAAATATGTCCAGAAAAATCGTGCATTTGGCGAACTTGGACATCCAGAAGGCCCTTCTATTAATTTAGAAAGAGTCTCTCACATGATTAAGTCTCTTAAAAAAGAGGGTAATAATTATGTCGGTAAAGCAAAGATTATGACAGAGACTCCTTATGGAAAAATTGTAAAAAATCTTATTCAAGAAGGTGCATCATTAGGTGTTTCTTCTAGAGGTATGGGCAGTGTAAAAGAGTCCGGCGGTAAAAATATCGTCCAAGACGACTTCTATCTTGCCACCGCAGCAGACATTGTTGCAGACCCAAGTGCTCCAGATGCGTTTGTCAACGGGATTATGGAAGGTAAAGAATGGGTATGGGATAACGGAATTATGAAAGAGAGTCAAGTTTCTCAGTATAAATATTCCTTAGATAATAAAAAAAGAATTGAGACTGAGAAATTGAAAATTGATCTTTTCGAAGATTTCATGTCGAAATTGTAAATATTATAAATAAATATAAATTAAACTCACTAGGAGACATAAAAATGACAGATTTAGAAAATACAGATCTTGTACAAGATGAAGCAATTTCCGAAGAAGAAATTGTGGAAACAACAGATACAGATATTGATGATTCTGACGATGTAGAATCAATCGCTGAATCAGAAGAAGTAGAAGAAGCTTCTGATGACGATGAGGCTGTTGAAACTGATTTGGACGAAGAAATTGAAACTGATGAAATTGACGAAGATTTAGAAGAAATTCTTGAAACTGAAACATCAGTATCCGATCACCAGATTACCTCAGAAGATCTTGACGTACAAGAAGACATTGATGCCATGTTGAATGGTCAAGATTTGTCGGAAGAGTACCAAGAACAAGTTAAAACAATTTTTGAAGCCGCTGTAGTTAATAAAGTCAATGAAAAAATCGAGGACATTTAGTCAACATACGAAAGCGACATCGAATCACATGTTGTAGAAATTAGACAAGAATTGTCTGAAAAAGTTGATGAGTACCTTTCTTATGTTGCGAGTGAATATATCACAGAAAATAAACTCGCAATCGAAAGTGGTCTCAAAATGGAGATTATGGAAAATTTCATGTCTGGTATCAAAGGTGTTTTCGAAGAAAACTATATCGAACTCCCAGAAGAGAAACTAGACCTGTATAGTGAAGCTCTTGAAACTCTCGATTCGAAAGAATCTGAGTTGAATGAGCAATTTGAAAAGAATATTCAACTGAACAAAAGATTGGTTGAATTGGAAAAAGACATCGTATTAATGAATGTTACTGAAGGACTCACAGACACCCAAGTTGATAAAATTAGAAATTTGAGTGAAAATGTTGAATTCGATAACACTGATGATATGACTAAAAAAATCACATTGATTAAAGATAATTATTTTCCGTCTGAGACAAGCGTTGAAAGCGGTATTCTTGATGAAAGTGCATTAGAAACTTCGGTAGAAGATTCGCCAGTGGTTCAAGAGGAAAATAAAGTTCAATCGCCTAGGAGTATCATGGATGTGTACGCACATGCCTTGAATAAACCTAAAGATTAAATTTTTATAAATAATAAATGATAACATATAAAATCTACTAAGGAGATAAAAACATGCACGATTTAAATGAAAATTTTGTACAAGGCCTGAAAGAAAAGTGGGCTCCAGTACTCGACTACACATCTGATAGCGTCGCCGCTATCGAAGATGCTCACACCCGCCTTAATACTGCGGTACTCTTGGAGAACCAAGAGAAATGGTGCCTCGAGGAAAGCAATGTAAGTGGCCCTGGTGGCGCACTTGGACCCAATGCTGGAGGTAATTTCGCCCCTAACGCTTCGACTTCCAGTGACAGTTATGCTACTGGAGACCAACGCCTTCCTAAGGTGTTGATCCCAATGATTCGTCGTACATTCCCTGAGCTCATCACTAACGACATCGTTGGTGTTCAG